TGAATAATTGAAAATCATGTTTGCTCCGATCAACGCTTGTTCGTGTATAACTTCTCTTATTATCTTGAAGTATCCCTCATATTCCTCGAAGGTTATTAGATAGGATACGAATAATTTATCGTTCCATTCAAACTCCTCGATCAACTTTTGTGTCTCTACAGTTCCGTAGTTCTTTAGTAATTCCATATTCTATTTTTTTTATAAATCTAAATGTTTGTATTTAATTAGTCAAATTACATTAGTCAAATGAGGTATAGACATATCAGGGACTATATCCAAAGAAATCCCCCACTACTCAATCAGATTTCATTTGTATAATCCATTACTTTATAAACAACTTGTAATTTCAAAGCTCTACTATGTGTCCCCATATCCAAGGGAGTATCAAAACTCAATCCAGTTTCTTTGTCGTTGGTTGTTTCCCTGTAGAACATCGCCAACACTTTTTTTGATACTTATATCTCCATCTTTACGAACCCCAAGTCATAAGACCAGTTAAAATAAAAATGTTAAACATAAAGAACAGTAATCTTTCATTTAACTTACCGTTGTGTAAGTTCAGGTTAAAACCATTTTAAGACCTGTTAAATAAAAAAAACTGATACATAAAAAAAAAGGAGAACTAAAGCTACCACACTCCGAGTTCTCCAATTTTAAAATATATCAGTTAAGATTATTAAGTATGTCTTTTGGAGTGTGGTATAAATTAAATATAACACACTTTCAAAAAAATCAAACTAAATCACAATCTTTGGGGGAATATTTCGAAATACTTTTTTGATCTCTTTTAATAGGTTTCAAACCATACTTCTTACAGAATTGAATATGTATGTCCTGATCCAACGAATACCCTATATTTCTCAAGAAGGTATATGCTAAATAAAAATCCTCTTTCTGTGGATTGGTAAAGGGTAATAAGTATTCACTACTTCTAATCTTCTTGTTCTTTTTCGACCACTTACCTGCGTTTTTTGGGACAATCAATACGCGATTTGTTTTACAGGTCTTACATCTGCTTTCAAATCCATCACGGAACGCGGTGCTTTTATTAAAGTTCTTAATTGTTTTTTCCATGAAACAAGCCTTGCATATCTTCGTTTTAAGAGGTTGTATTTCTTTCATAAGGTAAATATACCAAAACTATAAAATAATTGAAGGAAGGGGTATTAAAATCAAAATGATACTATTTCCAACCCTTCGCCAAAGATGCAATATATCTTTGTTGGTATTGTCCGTAGCAGAAACCCGCACGAACACCTCTATCTTTTTTCTTCTCTCTAACCATCTCATCACCCATACAACGACCCATGAACTCATTAAGAGTTTCTTTTGACTTTGGTGAATACTCGAACTTGGTTCTACCAAACTCCGAACTCATACCAACCACTCCTCCTTGTTGTCCGTCATTAGGTTTTCTTGAAGAACAAGCGTCTTTAGAATACTTTTCTGTGTATCCTGCGGATTGGTGTTTCTCCATACAATCGGTAGTAGGTAGTGTTGCAAACTCCTCACTCTCTTTTGTTGCAAAATTGAACCCTTGGGATACTTCTGTTTCAAGTTCGTCTGTTGTGTCTGTAATGTCCTCTGTTGAGGACATCTTGTCCCACTCCGATTTACATACAGCGTAGGCTTGACCCTCTGCATCATATTCAGTTATGATTTGTGATATACAATCACTTATGTATTTCTGTTCGTCCTGACTTTTTGTCGGTTGTGGAATTGGCATTTTATAATGAGTTTTTTTTCTGTTTTAATTTTCTATTTTCAGCGTGTAGATCATCTACCTTCTTTTCTAATTGTTGTATCTTAATATTCAACTCATGGATCTCTTCTTTCAAGTCATCTATGATGTTCTTGTAAAGATTTACCGCGAGTTCAAGGTTCTTGAGAGTTTGATTATCGGTCTCTGCTTGTTGTCTCTTACGAGATACAAACCACGCTGCGGAACCAGTCAAAGCGTTAGATAAAAATAATAATAATGTTTCGTTCATATTAGTCGCAATTTACACAAGCGTCATATTCGGGGCCTTGATAATAAGGTAAGTTTCTATACCAATCATTTCTTCTCGGAGGTCTTCTCATACCAGGAGCGAAGTGAATACCTGCGAAATAAGTTTGTGATGAAGACGGCATGCCATCTTTGTCCGTATAGGAATAATACCACGGATAATCACTTGGATACGCTTGCACTCTGTCTAATAACCTCTGAGCGTAGAACTCGTATCTACCTTGTTCTATCTCTCTCAAGTAAGACATACCTTTAATGTCTATTGAATTACCCTGCTCGGTTAAGCCCACAGTAATTGCCTTATTCATCTTACGGGCGAAAACCTCAGGCATTGCCTCGTAGAAAGCACGATGGACTAAATAAGGAGCGATGTAATCATTCAACATAATACTATCCGCTTGAGACATAGTCCCACCTGATAATTGAACTGACTTAACAAGGTTCATATAGTAGTCGTAGCCTTTCGTTCCTATGAGCGTCTGCAGCCCCAATTCTTGAGCCATGTAAATTGTGTTCGTCAATAACGCCATATCTATATTCTGATTTAGCGTGCTGAATGCTTTGAGCTTCGTTTCAGAGATGAGTAATACTGTAGCCATTCGTTATATTCCTTTTTCTATATCAATTTGTTCCTGAACCTCGTCTGGTAAGATTTGGTTTTGTTCTATTCCCAACTTGATTGTTTGTTTATTTTTTAAGAACAGGAGTTTCTCGAAGGTCTTTAACATATCCTCTTGAATAGGAATAATTCTTGTCTGTAAGAATAAATTATACGCATCGATCATTTCTGTTCTTCCTCCCAATTGCCCGCTTGTCTTAATTCCGAGCAGCATTGGGCTGCTTATACCCCACGCTGTTAAGATCGTTTGATCTATCTGTGGAGCCATTTGTGAATACCACGCATCACTCGCGTTGTTCGGGATTGGACTTATGATAGGGGCTGTTTCAGGGTTCTCGCTGAAGAATAGGAAAATCTTGCCTATTTGGCCTCCAACTGTCTCATCAAAATATCGCGTTCCTCCTCACTCGGCACCCCGTTAGTGAAACTTACCGACATACTCGGCATCATAGAGTTTTGTGTATTGTTAAGATGGAAGTTTCTAATTTCGATATCCAACTGACTTGTGGTTAAAGAAGCAATCCAATCAGGAGCTGGATAATAACTCATCATCGGTTGATATTTTTTAACATAGTAAATCATGCTTGGGGCATCTTCACTCGTCATATTGAAGGCTGGTATTTCAACAGGTTTCCATTTTTGAGGATTGATTTGTGTTCCTCTCCAATCTACAGAATAGAAGTAAGTATCCACATTACCAAACATATCTTCTTTACCCGCTCTTAACTTTGAGAAGTCAGTATGGTAGATCTCTGCGATCCCACCATCATTAGATTTTACGATGTTGAGTGCGAACCCGCCAAAAATAATTCTATCTACAACACACTTCTCATAAACCTCATATAGAGTTTCACTTCTGTTCGCCATTCCAATTGAGTTAGGGTCTCCCTCTTTCACAATAAGGTTCTTACCTTTTACACCATACATGGTTGCATTTGCACACGCTCGAGTAATTGGTGAGTATTGATAGTTCGTTAAGAGGTGATTTGGAAACTGGTTATCATCGCCATAGAAAACCCATGGTTTATTTTTTATGACCTCCTGAAACTGTGGCACATACGCAGCGTTAAACTCGTGTATATGTAATCCTGTTTTGTTTTTATCGTTCATTACTAATAAATATCAGTTTTTATGTTTTTATCCATATCAATATTTGTTTGATAGGTAGTTAAACATCTGACCCATTTGTGTATCGTCCAATTTATAACCGAAAAAGAATTGTTCTGTTATCTTGAAATCAGCTGTTCCATTACCTAACAATTTGAATATAGGATTTGTTGCTGTGATTATGTGTGATCCGTTTTGATTGGTAGCATCAACTAAAACACCATCTATCCATAATTCAGTATGTGCTGTATTTGTGGTTTGGAATACACGAACAGCACCTTTATACCAAACATTATCACTATAACCAAATGCTGGTTCAGGACTTGTTGATGTTCCACCTGTAAAGAATGTATAAGTTCTAATTCCAGCGCCACCGAATGATGTAAAGTCATCTGTTGAGAACCACCTATAACTTTGTGTATTTCCTGAATAATCTTGGTTCTGATCCGATTGTGCCACAATTCCTGAACTAAATGCAGTTCCGCTGAAATGGAAGAAATGAGTATATGCTGAAATTGATGTATTATAATCACCACTCAAACTAAATAATCCATTATTCTCTGCTGATGTAGCACCTGATACACCATTAAACGCTGTCGGATAATAAACGGGATATTGACCTGTTTTACCTGTAAAGTCAGGATAAATTGTTAAGTTCTTTGAACCTAAAACAGATGATCCTGCTAAAGTCATATTATTCGGATTAGAATAATCTAACCACCATAACGCATTTAATGTATTAGGATCTACAGCCATCGGTGGAGTTGTGCTTGGAGTTGGAGTTAAAGTAGGAGTTGTTGAAGGTGTGTTGGTTGGTGTGGTAGTAGGTGTGGCTGTATTAGTTGGGGTGATACTTGGAGTTGGTGTGTTTGACGGAGTAATACTTGGAGTTGGTGTGTTTGACGGAGTTAAAGATGGTGTAATTGGAATTAAACAATCTTGTTCTTCCTCACTTACATAAATAACTTGTGAGAAATCCTCATCGTTAGAGATGTAAGGTTCAAAGAAACACTCTTGGGTATTATCATCACCGATGATTACCCACGCTCTACCACTCTCCAATTTATTATAGGCTAATGAAATATCAGTTGATCCACTTGTAATGTTCTCATAGATCGAGTAATAATACTGACCCAAGTATTCAAGATTTACTTGTGGTGGAACAACAGAAAGATTTGTTGTCGGTGCTTCTACGAACCTAAACTTATCATAACGGACATTACTTGTGATTACCTGTGGGTAAAAACTTGTCCTCTCTTTTGACGCTATATGTTGGAACGAAAAAAGGTAATAAGGATTAGGTAGTGTCTTATTCATAGACACAGTCGCTATTAAATTATTGGTTTGGCTTTTCCTTATTATCAACATATTCGCTTACGATATAATGTGCGTCAAGTTTATTATCAATCAATATAAATAAAATATCCATTATATGATTTGATTAGTTCCACAAACAGATATACCTGTTGGTAATTGAATTATATTTTCCACTTGTTGTGGTGTTAGACAATCTGTAAGTTGGTCTGTATCAACTTTAACAACATAACCCCAAAACTCCGTATAAGCACTTGATCCGTCCAAAGAACATAATGCTATTGCTCCATCCTGCCAAG